TTTCCATGACTTGGAAGTGCACGTTAGATGATGGTACAATTGTATGGGGCGACTATGAGCGTCCCGGAGTACCTGAAAGCCCTTGGCTTAGATTGCAGAGATACTGTGAAGAAAATGGTAGATGTGTAGCTAAGGCGCAAGTAATTGTGATGGGCGCGCCAGAAGAAGTTGTTTTTGAAAACGAAGATGGCCTTGATGGTTTTTTCATTGCTAGAGGCTTTTCAAAAGATATTGATATGGTGACTGGAGATGGCCCGTCCTACCAGCACATGACATTTGGTTTATTAAATGATGATCTTGAAGTAGAAGTGAAGAAGTATAGTTGGCCAGAGTGCGACTTTATGGAATTTACACAGAAGAGAATGATTACTCAAGAAAATCTCTCTTGGATGATTTGGAAAGATGGCGAAACGAAGAAGCAAAACGAGCAGGTTCAAGTCACCCTCAACGGGTGATTACTGTACTACAGGCCAATACATAGCTGAGATATTGGTGCAACGTAGAGCAGAGAGAGAAAACAAAGGCTCTTTGCCCTATAAGTTCTGGAATAAAACTCGTAAAAAACAGTATCAACGTCAGGTTCAAGAAGTCTATAAAATGATTTCTGAATTTGGCGAAGATGCTGTCTATGACTATATCATAAATAAAAACAAACGAGTTTACTCTGCATTACCCAAGTGGGTAAAAGATGAAGTCAAAAAACACAAAAAACTTCTAGATTCAAGGCCAAAACCTAAAGAGGTTGATATTATTGAAGTAGAAGAAGATAACATAAATGTAAAACCTATGAAGAGCTTTGGGAACAAATCGCTCTTTTCTAAATTGAGGAATTCAAATGGCAAAAACAAAGAAGGCTGATCCAGCATTTGTAAAAGAAATTGTTAAGAAGTATGGCAATGTGATTTCTACTGGGAATCAAATTCTAGAGAGAAGGAAAGATTACAAGGTCGTCACCGTCAGTCCTTCGATTGACTTGGCATTGGGTGGCGGAATCAAGGAAGGCTCTTGGGTTATCTTAACCGGAGATCCTAAGTGTGGTAAGACAACCACAGCTTTGCAGATTGCCGCCAACTGCCAGAAAGAAGGTCGTCCAATTATCTATCTTGACGCTGAAGGTCGATTAAAAGAGATGAACCTTCTTGGTGTTGATGGTTTAGATAAAGAAAAGATGCAAATCATCCATTCTGAAGACGAGCCACTTAGTGCAGAAGCGTTTCTGGATATTGCAGTCAAGCTTGTTAGTGCAAAAGAGAATGAAGGGTGTGTCTGTATTATTGACTCCACTTCATCACTAATGCCCGAGAAAGAACTGGATGGAGATATGACTCCCGGACGAGCAGGTCTTCCAAAGATTCTTTCAGTCTTCTGTAAGAAGATGGGACAAATCGTTCCTAATCAACGAGCCACTTTAATTATTATTACACACTTTATTGCTAATACTTCAGGCTATGGTGCTTCAAGGATGCCAGACTGTGGGCGCAAGATTCAATATCAGGCTGATACACGCATGGAGGTCAAATCTATCAGTCCTTGGGTTCAAAGCGACACGCAGATAGGCCAAGCTGTGAATTGGAAGATTGTGTGTTCCTCAATGGGATCTCCCGGCACAGAATGTCAAAGCTGGATCAAATATGGTCATGGCGTAGACAAGATTCAAGAACTTATTATGCTTGGGTTGGATTTGGGTTTAATTGGCAAAGCTGGCGCTTGGTTTACGTGTGAGTTCATGGTTGGGTTTACAGACGTAGTAAAGAAGATAAAACCAGAAACGAATATAGAAGATACTGAGGCAGTCTTAAAGGCAGTAAAGTTCCAAGGGCAAGAAAGACTTTACAACTTCTTACTGGCGAACGAAGAAGTGTTTGACATCTTAGAGAAAGAAATTAAGGGTATGCTTTAATGGAAGTACACGGTCTTGATGGTAAAGTCTGGAAGTGGAATCCTTCTAGAAGTCAGGCTTCGGTGAGTGAAAAAAATAGGTCTTCTTTACACAAAAAAGCTAGAAAGTTATTGAAAGACATTTATCCTTATGATAGAATCTTAGAAGAAGTCACACTTCCCGGCACTAAAACTGGCTCTAGAAAAACACTACTTTATGCTGACCTTTACGTGCCAAATAGAGAACTGGTCGTAGAAGTGCATGGCGAACAACACTTTAAGTTCAATTCATTTTTTCACAAAGATAAGATGGCGTTTTTCAAAGCTCAAGCAAGAGATAAAGATAAAAGAGCTTGGTGCGAACTGAATCATATGACTTTGATTGAATTAAATTACGACGAGTCTGAAGAACAATGGAGAGAAAAATTTGACTAACGAACAAAAAGTAACAGAATTCCTCTCAAAGGTGGATGACTGGATTGAAGATAGAAACGCAGATCTCGCAAAAGAAAACGAGGAAGTCGAGCCAATCATGGCGCTCAGTTCTGATGAGGTTAGATCGCTGAGCCAAGAGAAGGCACTGTCCTATTCTTTTGTTCTTTTTGCTCATGCAGAATATCTTCAAGGTGTTTATAATAAAGAGAAGACAGTCGTTGAGTTTTGTGATGACAGTATCTGGTTTATGGTCGGAGACAAACTACAGAACTACGGAGGACAATATTCCAAATGGCAGGAAAAATATTACTCCGCAATAAAAGAAAATCCAATGGCTACAGAATTAAACAGACTAAAAATTATGTCGCAAGCTAGACTCAATCGACTTTCTGGTAAAGTTGATAACACTAAAAGAATGGCTGCGCTATTGCAAGACTTAGGTAAAAGAAGAGGTTACTAATGTCAATAATTGATACAGCAAAAGAGCTACTCAAGAAAGGTATCGCTCTAAATGATGAAGATTTAATAAATATGGCAAACTCTCTACTAGAGGTGCAAGTTGAAACCGAAACGCCTGCTCAACCTGAAGTAAAACAGGTCGTAAAGAAGGAAGAGGCTTCACCTCAGAGAGTCACTGCTGATGAGTTTGTTGTGAGTAGAGAATCTAGATCTAGCTCAAGAACTCCTGTCAATGATATTAGACAAAGAGAGAACAAGTTCTTTGATGACAGAACTGAGCATATGGATATAGAAACTCCGTCAGTAACACCAACAGAAAGAAGGAAAGCACCTAGAAAGGTTAATCAGACCTGTCAAAGTTGCTCAAAAACTTTTGAAGTAGCTGAGGCACACCGTAGAGAATGGTTTGTCTGTGACGGCTGCTTATCTAACAGGAGAAGATAATGATAAAAGTCAAGTTACTAAGTAAAGATGCTAAAGTTCCAACTAAGGCACACAGTTCTGACGCTGGTTGGGATATATATGCTTCAGATTTAGCACAGCCAATTTTTCCACATAAAAGAAGGTTAATCTCCACAGATATATCTATAGCGATCCCTGATGGTTATTGCGGTCTTATCTGGCCAAGATCTGGCTTGTCAGTTAAAAGTGGGATTGATGTGCTTGCAGGCGTTATTGATTCTGGGTATAGAGGTGAAATAAAAGTATGCCTACTGAATACTTCTGACCAAATGGTACACGTTCAGCCGGGCGATAGAATAGCGCAGTTAATTATACAAAAAGTTGAAGATGTTGAATTTTTAGAAGTCGAAAGTCTAGACGATACTGATCGTGGAGAGGGCGGCTTTGGGAGCAGTGGAAAGTAATGGCAGCACAAGACAACGTAGATGACATTGTTCTATCAATTCTCGGCTCGTCTGGATTCTTTGTTGATGCGGGATGTAACAGTTACGTAGAACAAAACAATACATACAAGTTGGAGCAGAGTGGGTGGCAAGGCATAGCGATTGATGCACATAGTTCTTATCAGGCAGGGTATCTTGTCAATAGACCAAACACCAAGTTTATTCACTCTGCTATTGTTGGCAATGAGTACAACCAAGACACAATAATATTTCATGGAGCAGGCATGGTAGCAAGTTGCGCAGAAGGAGCTTCTGGTGACAATTCGTTTGAATCTCCAGCTAGGATGCTACAAGATATATTTGATGAGAATTCTATCACTGACATAGACTTTTTATCATTAGATTTAGAAGGCTTTGAGCATGAAGCTATTTCTGGAATAGACTTTTCAAAGACGAACATAAAATTAATTTGTGCAGAGAATCACGATGTGCCTAACTATTTAGATTACGGCTACATGGAGTCTCTCGGTTATGATAATTTCTACACATCCAAAAGTCCTTGCGGAAAATACATTTGGCATCGCTGGTTTGTCAAGCAGGATTTGGATCTTAACTTAGATTATGTAAAAGGTTTATAATGTTTAAGAATATATTACAAAGTATAAAAGATAAAATTTTTCCTAATAAAACCTATGACACTTCTCAAGTAGATGAGATAGTATCTACTCTTGATTCCGTTATCAGTGAAGAGTCGGAGGCTGAAGAACTGCCAGAGACTACTAGAACTAGAGGTGAAATCAGGAAAGAAGCAAGAGAAGAACGTAAAGAAGAACGCAAAGAGAAAGTTGAAGAAAGACGAAACTACCGATTAGAGAAGATTGCCGCAATAAAAGAAAAGTTTTATGCAGTCGCTTCCAAGAGAAAGTGGTTGTTTTTTATCATAGTCGGTGCTATAGTAGCATACCTAGTAATCTTCAAAGGTGGTTTTGGAGGTGGGGACATCTTAACTAAGATCAAAGGGTTTTTTGGATAATGAAGAAATCAATTAATTTGGAATGGAAAGATTTTCTGCTCGGCGTATTTTTAAGCGCCAGCATTTGTATGGGGTTCTATATTTTTAGAGGAATGTAAATGAATTTAGGGATACTTGCAATCGCAACAGCTTCGGTAATGTACTTAGTTGTCTGTGTTTCTTGTATGAAACAAAAAGATTATCCACATGCGCTCATGTGGTTTTCTTATGCAATGGCCAATGTGGGGTTATTATGGTACGAATTAAACAAAATGAAAATAAGCTAGAAGATGCCGCAGCTGAGTCTGCGGTTCTCGCTGGCTTGTGTCAATACGGAATTGATGCAATGCTTGAGGTTGAGTATATCAGCACCGAGTATTTTGTAGACCAAACAAATCAGGTTATCTTTGACTGCATAAAAAAGTCTCTTGAATCTACTCAAAAGGCAGAGCTTTCTTCATTGCTTTCCGCTGCTAATCAGCTCAATCATTATGATATTATTAAGGAAGAAGCTGGTTATCTAAGATACTTGTTTGACACTCCGATTCTGGAAGACAACATTCCTGTTAATGGAGCCAAGTTAGCTAAGCTCAAGATAGCTCGTGACGTAAAGAAGACTTTGGCCAAATGTTCTTTGGAAGTAGACAAGATTAATGGTGACGAAGATATTGCAGAGATCATCTCTTTGATTGAAACACCTATTCTCGATGCTACTTCAAAGATATATCAAGGCTCAGATAACAAGCCAAAAATCATTGGTGAAGATGTAGGCGAATACGTTGAGTTCTTGAAAGAGAACCAAAATGAGATGTTGGGTATCAGTACTGGCTTTCCTCGCTTTGATGAGGCGATTGGTGGAGGTATACGCAGGAAATGTGTAGACCTAGTTGCTGCTCGCCCTAAAGTTGGTAAGTCCATGTTTGGCGATGCTGTAGCTATGCACGTATCTAGAAACTTAAATATTCCAGTGTTGATGTTAGACACTGAAATGTCGAAAGAAGACCATCTCAACCGTATGCTAGCGAACCTTAGTGGTGTGGAGATTAACAAGTTAGCTAGTGGTAAATTCGCTAATAATGATTTGGATATTGAGAAAGTAGAAAAAGCAGCGGAAGAACTACAGAATATCCCATATCACTACGTTAGTATTGCTGGCCAACCATTTGAAAACATTCTTGCAATTATGCGTAAATGGATTCATCAAGAAGTTGGCTTTGATGAAAATGGCAGAACAAACGATTGTATTATAATTTATGACTATTTAAAATTGATGAACTCGGACAGCATCTCCAACTCCATGCAGGAGTTTCAAGTGCTAGGATTTCAAATCACGCAGTTACATAACTTCTGCGTAAAACATGATGTTCCTTGTCTGAGCTTTGTACAGCTAAACAGAGATGGTATCACAAAGGAATCAACAGATGTTGTCAGTGGTTCTGATAGATTGATTTGGTTGTGTACCAGCTTTACTATTTTTAAGATGAAGTCAGACGAAGAGATGGCTGATGACGGAGAGGAACATGGTAACAGAAAACTTGTTCCAATTGTTGCTCGTCACGGAGCTGGACTTGATGACGGTGACTACATCAATATGAATATGTTTGGTAAATTTGGTAAGCTTGTCGAGGGCAAGACAAGAAATGAAGCCCATAAGTCAAGCAAAATTAAGGATGATGGTTTTGAACAAACGACTAACGAATCAGCAGATATTAGCGGTGTCTAATCAGCTCTCCAATAGGGTTGAAGATTTGCTTAAATATTTCGATATTGAATACATTGAGTACCCGAATAGACTTGCATGTGCTTGCCCTATTCATGGCGGAGACAATCCAGAGGGCTGTTCTATTTTTACAGACGGAGTTAGCTCGAAAGGGAACTGGAACTGCTGGACTGCCAACTGCCACGAAGACTTTGGCAAGAACACTTTTGGTTTTGTTCGTGGTGTCTTGTCAAATAGAAAAGCTAAAGAGGTCGGAGTATTAGAGACCTTTTATTTTTGTAGTAAATTTTTGGGTTTAGATCCAGAGACAATTGAGTTTGAGCAACCAGTTGAGAACTACAGTGTGGTAAAGATACTTGAGATTTTTCAGAGAGAACCTATAAGGCATGAGCAAGTTATTGATAGAGATGCTGTCGTGAGCAAGCTTGATATACCATCACAATACTATATCAATCGCGGATATAAACCAGAAACTCTTGAGAAGTTTGATATAGGTATGTGCATCGGTAAAGGCAAACCAATGTCAGGCCGAGTAGTCGTACCTATCTATGATGAGAATAATAATTACGTTGCTTGCATTGGTAGAGCCGTCTATCAGAACATGCAACCAAAATGGCTGCATAGTAAAGGTTTCAAAAAAAGTTCTTATTTGTACGGGTATAATGTTGCCAAAGATGATATAATGAGAAAAGGCACTATTGTTTTAGTAGAAGGACAAGGTGATGTTTGGCGTATGCACGAGGCTGGGATTACAAACACTGTTGGAATATTTGGTGCGAGCCTCAGTGAAGACCAACTAATACTAATAGAAAGAAGTGGTGCAAGAAATGTTGTAATACTTACCGACTATGATGAAGCTGGTGAGAAAGCCGCACAACAAATCCTCAAACGATGTGGCAGAAGATTCAATTACTATCGACCTCAAATTGACCAAAAAGATGTTGGCGATATGACAGTCGAACAAATACAAGATCAAATTATAAATAAATTAGAAGGAGTTCTATAAATGACAAGAATTTTGGCTTTCGCTGGCAGAAAACAGTCAGGCAAAAATTCAGCTTGCGCGTTTCTACATGGTTATCAAATGAGATGTCATCATCTGATTAAAGGTTTCAATATTGATGATAAGGGCAGGTTGATTGTAGATACAACTTCGACTAACGCAAATGGTGTAGAAGAAACTACTCAAGGAGTTCTTGATGTAACTAGGACAGATCTTGACTTTGGGTTGTGGGCCGCAGAAAACTTATGGCCTTTCATTAAGCACTATTCCTTTGCTGGTGCACTCAAAGAAATTTGCAACGGCTTATTTGACCTTGATAATGCACAATGCTATGGAAGTGACCAAGAAAAGAATACTTTAACTTGGTTTCGTTGGCAAGATATGCCCGGATATGAGGGTGATGAAGAGGGCCGTATGACGGCCAGAGAGTTTATGCAGTTTTTTGGCACAGACATTTGTCGTAAAATCCATCCAGAGATTTGGACTGAACACACACTCAAGAGTATTCGCACTGAGGAGCCTTTAGTTGCTGTAATTTCTGACTGTCGGTTTCAAAATGAAGTAGATGCAGTTCAAAGAGCAGGAGGCAAAGTCGTCCGATTGACTAGAGGTGTTGATGCTGATACACATAGCAGCGAAGTAGAAAGTGAAAAGATACAAAACTACGATGCAACAATAGACAATAAAGAACTTACACTACATGAAACCAACGTGGAAATTATC